TAAAGAATAGGACTTACTATCTGCCTTTCAACAACAAAGGTACTTTCAACCTAACTGTTCCCTTATGTATTCTAAGCGCATAGGACGCTATTAATTGAACGAGTCCATCCCAACTATTTAGGATAGTTGTGACAAGACTCTAGAGATGCCAACCTCTTAATTCTTGGCTGATTCATCATGGTTAGGATCGCTTATGATTATAAATCACAGGTCACCATTTAAACTTCACAGTCATGGCAGTGGCCTTGAAGAACAAGATCAAATAAGCGTTATATCACCAGCACTAAAAGAAGGAGCAAAATTAATATTAAAACTCCAATCACTCTCAGTTGAAGTGGTTTCACGCGCAATGTCCATACATTCTTCAACATGGTCAGGATTTTCAAAAGTCAAATCTTCACGAGATAAGACATTACTCACCCTGGAAAGAGCCTCAGGACAAGAGGTTCCAGGACGGGCATCAATAGCTGTTAAACCAGGAACTGGCCGACATTGAAGTGAAAGATAAGACTCTAACACAAAATACTCACCATCAGTATCAACGGCTTTTAAAAAGACAAAACCTTTTTCCACAATTCTAGGTTCAACTACTGATGTTTCATCAGAAAGATTGTAGAAATTAACGGTTTCATAATCTCGATGCAAGAGGGGAAGGTATAAACCAGGATCACTACCAACTAAGGTCTTCACCTTTGATCTAAGGTTAGCAGTATAATTCTGAAAAGTAGGGACCTGAGAATCATCACCTTCATTAGCTAAATATTGGCCAAAAACAGCCAATATCTGAGAAAGGGCACCACAGAATGCAATGCCTCTAAAAGAGCAAGCAACTGGGCGAATATCAGGTGTATATTCCCTGATGAATGAAAGATCAAGACCATCACTAGATCCGCAGGGCAGCACAATATCACTAGGAGCGGCAGAAATTACAAAATTCACCTCAGGCTTAGAAAATTGACTTGTAGCAGCATCTTCGGTCCCAATAGTAAAATAATTAACTCCTACAGCGTTAGCAGGAGGAGTATGAATCATTCGAACAACATTCGTGATGACCGCCCCTCCCGTTCCAAGAACTGCAGCACCCTCAGAAAGAGAGTAAACACCAGCAGATAGCAGGACATACCCCACTTTCGAGGTATAGCCATCTGCAGTGGTGTTAGCAGTATTCGCAACAATATGAAAAGAAGACCCAGTATCAAGAGGATAAAAATTGCGAACAATACCTCCGATGGTTTGAGTTTGAAGCTGAACAAAATCTTCTTCACCAGCAGTTTCAGTGACAAGACTAGCACACTCAACAAAGAAATAGCTGGTTTGACCAGACACGAGGTAGGAAGGAGTATCTGCAACACCATGTTTTCCAGTAGCAATGTTGTTGTAAGCAAAATTGCTAGAAGAACCAGAAAGAGACTGATTGACCCAAGAAGAAGATATCATGATAAGATCACCACCCTGACCAATGACACGAATTAATTCCTCAGGGTCCATAGAGACTTCAAGTGCACATGAATTAGCAGAACCAGCAACAGTTCCAAATGGTACAGTATAACGAGTTGGAATAGTTGGATAACAAGAAGGATCAGTATTGAACATGTCACATATTCCAAAATTTTTAAAAAGCTCAGGAAGAAGAAAAGTGAGAGCAGATTTGTAGCACATTGATACTACAAATTCCTCATTCATCTCAAGCCGCGCAACACCTTGCTTCTTGGAAAGGGTATGGACCTGATCCCTTACGTGATTCATCTCCCTGCGAAGGTCTTCCATATGGTGTTCCTGTTCACCAAATCTAACTAAAGGTTGGCCTTGATCCATAGGCTCAACTTGGGATAAAGTCTTACAAGTTGAGCCAGATAAAAACACAGAATACTCTTCGGAGGAATAATCATGTTGATAGCCATCTTTAGTGACTGTATAGAACAGAAGACAATCGTCCAAACCGTCCTGAGCAATCATCTTGATTTTAACATCAGGATGCTCAGAACGGGGCATAAACTTAACAAGAGAGTACTTTGGCCTAACAATTTTAGCATTGCTAGGAAAATTAAACTTGTCGCGTAAATTAACTTCATGATAACGAATTTCACTCTTATGAGAATGCAAATTATCACAATAAGCAATTTTCTTTATTATTGCCTTATGCACCTTCTGAACTGGTGCAGGCAACGACTTATAGCGAAGAGACAAAAATTCCTTAAACATCTTTGCCCTGGTGGACGGGGTCGACTGCACAGACAAAAGGTGTTGAGAAAAGGTTTGCTTCGGTTTCGCGGGTGGTGGGGTTGAACCACCAAGAAGCAAAGCCCTTGCTTGTGGATTTGAATTTATGAGATTCGTCATCTTCTGAAGCTTGGCTTGCGCCATAGTATCAGCTGAGGCGCCAATTTTCTGCTTTTGATTTCTGTTTTTGGGAGGCTGATAAGTGGTCGTCGTTTTACCGACGGTTTTCCGGTCTCCTTTAGACGAAGAAGAGGTGGCCTTGTTTTGTGAAACATAGCCATTACTCCGATTGTCACGAGCAGCCTGAGACTCCTTTCGAGTCTCAAAAGCAACTTCTTTCTGTTTTCCCTTTCCTTTTCCTTTCTCTTTCAAATCTGTGCTTGAAGGCACAGGTATTGTTCCAAGAGTAGCAGGTGCAGTCTTGGGTTTCGTTTTCTTTTTCGCAGATTTTTCTGGAATAGGAGGATTACTGGAGGGAGGGATGGAAGCATCGGAAGATCCATGAGGCTTTGCGGCGACAGAATCTTGAGTAATGAAAAATATAAACATGAGAGCAATAAATTGGACATATTTACGTATAAAATACCGTAGAGGTATCATTCTTACAAAAGTTACAGAACAGCGTTGAACACTGAACTGCCAATACAAGTATTGTGAGCAATAAAGCTATTGAAAGCAGAATACACACAAAAATTATCTCTATTTTAACGACAAACCAGAAAGCTTTAATGTGGGAAACTTTCTAGAAACTCTCTATAAAAGAAATAATAGAGTTCAATCTCACGCTGGGTATTTAGTAATTGGAAAGTATGAAACCTTCCCTTAGAATAATCACGAAAAGTGATATAAGTATATTCGCCTATTTTGCTATTTCTATTAACGTCAGGGCAAAATTCACTGACGTGGTCTTAAACCTCAAAAGTAATATTAGTGCTACACACTAACTCTTTTGGCCCCTTTTAGTTGAGCTCACCCATGCCATGCCAGCTGGGCTTCAAACACCTACATTGAGGTGAAATTTTCGCCGAGCTGACTAAAAGAGAGGCAAGAACAGACGACCTGTTCCCACCAATTTACTTCTTTCAAAGTTTAAAGGACCTGTAATTTTCTCTGCTTGCGGAGTAACATATTTTACGAATTTATCAAATTCTTCTTCATCTCCCGCAAGATTAGCTGCGAGAGAATATAATTTCTCTTTATACTCTCGTGGTGTTAATTTACCAACCACATTCGCACTATAATAACATTTGTCTTTTGCAATAACATAACCTTTCGGCGTGAAATGAATTCCGCAGAAAGTCTTCCCGATGAGCGTATCATCTGGGGGAACCTCATAAGGTTTCAGAATTCTACCACAAGCAGCATAGGTCTTCAACCAAGCTCTGTAATCACAAAATTCTGGGGGGACAACAAGTAAATCATCATCACTATATATATTAAAATATACACGTCTTATCATGTCTGTCATATTCATACCACCAAAGTAGCAAAAATGGACCCAGTGATCAAAGAAGTTATCAAAACTATTTCCTTCGCTGGTCTCAAAATTACCACTTGGTTGAACCCATTCAAGAACAAGAACATTAGTTATAAACCAAGTTGTATTTAATTCAAAATCACCTCCGCTCCAAAACCACTTTCGTGGATGGGAAAAGGGAAGAATTAAAAACTTATATAATGCCTGTCGAAACAGCCACATTATCTTTTCTCTATAATGTTCAATACCATAAACAGGGAATTGACATCTTACAGCACTATCTAAAGCAAAATGCCGTTTCTTACGTGTCATATCAAATTTTTGACCATCTTTCATCAAAAATTTATCCTTTGGATGATTTGCTTTATGTCTATTCATATCATCTATCATTTCGTCTATTCCTCCATACTGCCAAACAGTACCTATAGAACACCATGAAGTATCCTGCAGCGCTTTGTTGAAATTCTGACACAGAGTTTTACCTAAATAGTCAGTCATAGGACCGGCCATATAAAATACTCTGGACTTATGTTTATCAATTGATTCTTGATCAGTATTTTCACCTTTCAGCGCAATACAATAAGGTTCAACCCAATTGAAAAAACATCCTTTATCTTCATACCATTTCAACCAAAGGGGCCAAGCAGGATGCTTATAACAAAACTTTTTCTTAGGAAATCCAAAAAATTTCCAAATCTCTCCCGTAGTGGCACCCATATTAACCTGGATGTCCATCTTACCGAGAGCAGCATATCTCTCAAACAATTCTTTATACTCTTCTGTAAAAGCGCACGCAAATTCAGCATATGCATCATCAGGGAGAGAATCCCAATGTTTATCAATAAATTCTTTATCCGGATGATTCTCATAAATCTTTTTCGGATCTTGCAAATAGTCCATATTTAACTGGAAACTTTTCTGGTCTCCATTATAATACTTAAACTTCTTATGGACATGATTAGGAATCGGGCCCAAAATAGGCTCGATATCCTGTAATTGATAATTCATAGGTTTTCTCCCCCCCCACGGTTCTGCGCTGTTGAACCAGTACAGTCCGGGAGGGGCTTGAAGTTTAAATGGTCAAAGATTATACCATCACTCCATTTCATACCCATTTTTGTAGCAACACCATTCAGCATTCCAACATTCAAAGCTTTATTCTCTTCTACAATGAATATAGGGGCACCGCTAGACCCAGCATTCACATCAGTATTCAACTGAGTAAAAATGCGGGATTCACAATACCCATCATCTATATGATGCCTATCGGTGCTACTAACAAACCTAACAGAAGCATTGCTTCCATTAGTTGAGAATATGAACTGGGGATGAGGGTTATAATTTCCATCAACAGCAGTCCTAAAATATTGTTTAAGTCGCACATCAACGATTGCCAAGCAATCAACACGACGGCCACTCTTAGTCATATGTCCTTTATCATTCTTACAATGATTGTTACAATATGAGCAGTGGCACTCAACCAAGCATAATTGTGTATGCTCTTTATCACATCTAAAAGTCTGATTTCCTGGCCCGGTAAAACTGATATTTTCCAAAACAATTTTGGAAACATCAATCTGTGAGGGTTTGGAATGTTCAGGTCCTTTCTCGTCAAATGTATGAAGTGGTGTCATAAGCACACCAATCATATCTGCCTTTCCTACCTTAAGAACAAGGTCAGGGTTAGTAGAACTTATTTGACGAGGCGTTCCAAGGGCTGTTCGGATCACTCCGCCCAACTCATAAGAAACGCTGGATATAAAGGGTTTCACGATCTGCGTAGTTAGATTCACTCCGGAAGGGCCGCCCGACATCTGCTGTAAAACAGCATGTCTAGGACCCTCCTCAGCCTTCAATTTCTCAACAAGCAAAGCATTAAGCTTCTTCAGCTCTTCAATATCAGCCTCCTGTTGTTTCAATTTAACATCTCTCTCGTTAAAAGTAACTTCACGCTCCTTAGCGCGATTTGATTTCCAATTAGTATCATAAGGACGTTTATCGTCCTTTGGCTTGTACGGAGGTTTATGCACCAACTGCTCATTACGGCTCAACTCTTCTTTAACTTTAGTTTCTAATGCTAAAGCCTTTTCATTGAGACGCTGATTCGCAACTTTGGCCTGCAATAACTCATTTCTAAGCTTTTCAACCTCTTGCACATCTTCACAATTCTTAACACTAGCCATCCTTTCTTTTTCTTCGAATTTTTCCAATTGCTTTCGCAACTGCACAACATCAGCGACATTGTTGACAATGTTTTCTTGTTGCTTTTCTATAGGAACAGAAAGAGGGGTAGGATTCGAATTGTGTAGCTGTTGCACAGTCTCTTTAAGAATCAAATCACTAGCCCCTACAGTGACAGGAGCTTTCTTTTGAGCAGAATGATTTATTGAATCCATCACAATGCTGACAGGAGTGGATGTAATTGTAACCGAGTCTGTTTTTCCACAGAAATCATCATCCAATTCTAC